AAGCGACTGAGTATGATGTCGCAGGTGGTCGATGCGATCCAGGCTGTTTATGACGGTCTCCCTCCCGAAAAGCAAAAGCTTGTCAAATTGAGATACTGGACAAGACCTCAATTGCTTACCTGGGACGGCATAGCGTTAAACCTTAATGTCAGCCGCCGAACTGCGATCAACTGGAGAGATGAGATAGTCACGGCGATCGCTTTGAAACTTGGATGGAGATAAAATTGCACTTTTATTGCACTTTTGGCCTTATAAAACGTGTTAGTATGATGGTGTCGAAGTAGTGTAAATAACAATAAGTCCTAAGGACGCGCACAATTTTATTCGTTGGTGCGGTGGCGGAATAGACGTTGCCGGCGTGTCGGTAACGGGCGGTCGATGACAGGCTGATAGCAGCTAATCATTGGTCGTCAGTAGACGCTATAACCTAGCCGGTGCGGCCGTAGGTCGCCGAGGGTGGTTCCCCGAAGTCCGGCCTGCAGGGTGGAAATCCCTGCCCGCATCCCAACATTGCAATCACAGTCCGCATAGAGCGGGCTTTTTATTTGGAAAGGGGTGAGTCTGTGCATCGCGGCTGGGCTGACGAGGAATTTTTGTATTTGCTTGACCTCGTGAATCAACATCCCAATCAGACCTACAGACAGTATGCGGAAGCACTCACCCGGAAATTTGATCGAGAATTTTCAGCTGAGGCAGTCAGAAAAAAGCTGAAGCGCACAGGCGACCAGAAGGGCGCTATCAGTTTTATTGATCGGAAAAACGCTACTGAACATGATCCGGAGAAACTGCTTGATGTTGTCATTCAGGCGCAAAAAGAATTCCAGGAAATCGACGACCGGCAAACGAGTGTGACAGTCAACATCGAAGATGAAAAACCCATCGGCATCTGCTTCTCTGGTGACTGGCACATCGGCGGGCTATATACGGATCATGAGCAGTTGCGACGGGACAGTGAGATCATTCGAGATACGGACGGATTGTTCAACATCCTCATGGGCGACTACTGCGACAACTACATCACGCGGAGTCACCCCGGCGGATCATTTGAGCAAGTCATCACGGCGGACAAGCAGAAGGAGCTCTGCGAATACTTTTTCATCAGGTATTACAAGCGCGGTAATCTGGCAGTTCTCAAGGGTAATCACGATAACTGGGAATATAAGGAAACCGGAGAGGACTTCGTCAAGTATTTAGCCCGAAGAATAGAGTCTCCCTATCTCTGGTACGGCGGCCGGATCACGTTGCGATTTGGAGATGCGACATACCGAATACAAGCTCACCACTCGTACAAGTACAACTCAAGCCTGAACACTACGAACAGCCAACGAAATCTGTTTAATGCCACACATGCAGATATCGTTGCGCTCGGCCACGTACACACCAACGAGACGCACGCAAAGACGGTTGGAGGAATAGACACCGTCTGGATGCGGACGGGCTCATACAAGATCACGGATGACTATTCTCAATGGCTCGGCGGTCTCAAGAGCGATGCGCGTGTGCCGATGTGCGTGCTGTTCCCGGATCGGAAGAAAATCGTGGACTTCCGCGATTTTCGAGATGGCATTGAGTATTTGGCGATGAAACGAGCGAATCTAGCGATGACGTGAGGAGGGATGAGTAATGGACGGGCATCAACCGGATTACATGTCAGTTGGTAAGCCGCCGAATTACGGCAGCAGTGTTATCAGAGGTATCGGCCCGGATACACCAAAGGTCGTAAACAAAGAAGGCGGATCACAATCGCTTTTGCCGTATCGTTTTGACCTGATCGATCCGCAGGCAATCTTTTCGCTTGCAGAGGTGCTTTATCAGGGGGCAGAACGACACGGAGAAGACAACTGGCGTAAGATACCTGTCCGAGATCATCTCAACCACGCACTTGCACATATATACGCATACATGGCCGGGGATGAACAAGACGATCACCTCGGTCATGCTTTTTGTCGGATGATGTTTGCGGTGGCGCTGGGGAAAAAGGAATAACCGGTTTGGAGCGTGGTGCGGTTACGCGCCACGGGCAACGTCCCATAGGGTGCAGGGTGGGGGCAGGGACGATCTGAAAGGGGAAAGGGGATATGAGTTTTGAGAAAATCCGAATCAGGATAACAGATCACGCCTATGAGCGGTACTGTCAGCGCGTAGGTCCGATAGACAGGCACGAGCTTGAAACGGTAGTGCGCGGCCATCTGATGAACGGATACCGAACGGTGAGAGGGTATCTGCACACCGGCGGGATTTGGTGGCGGGCGAAGTGTGCAGACGACACACTGACGTTGTACACGTGTTATGGCGAGACGCACATCGACATACCGGATGCAGTTAGATGGGCGAAGCGGTACAAAGATAGGGTAGCGCTGGGGTGACGACATGCCGAGCAAACCGCGCAAACCCTGCAACAACCCTGGATGCAGGAACTTGACAACGGAACGATACTGCACAGAGCATCAGCATTTGCAGGAAGAGCAAGAACGAGCGCGACACCGGCATTATGACACATACCAAAGGGACAAGCGTTCTGCTGCGTTCTATAAGTCGGTGGCATGGCGTATGCTTCGAGATCATCGGATGATGATAGATCATGGGTTGTGTCAAGAGTGCTTAAAGGAGCAGAAGATCACACCAGCTACAGAGGTTGACCATATCGTGCCTATTCGGGTGCGGTGGGATTTGCGGTTGAGGTTGGAGAACACGCGGTCACTATGTCACAGTCACCATATGAGGAAGACGCAGGAGGATAAAAGAAAGTATGGGGGATTACAATGACGAAACAGATTGACATACAGGTTAATCATCGAGGACTGGGCAAAATCGTGATAAACGGGAAAGACCTTAGCGATAGTGTCCAGTCGATCAAGTTTGAATGCGAAGCAGGAAAGACGCCAAAGGTAATCATCGGATTGTCACCGAGAGCGGAAGTAATCATATCCGCCGATTGTGATGTGAAGGTCATTGGTGGTCGTTAAAAAGGGGTAGGGGGGAGGGTCAAAAGTTTGAAAGGCCATTTTCAAGGCCGCGCCCCCACCCACGCGCAAATTTTTTTCGCAAAATCGAAACTTTCGCGCTTTAGGGAGGTGAAGCACAATGCCGGGTCGGCCGAGCAAACCGGTGCAACTCATCAAACTTGAAGGAAACAAGGATCGGCGCACAAAGGCGGAACTGGAATTTCGCGAGAAGATGGAACAGTCGCTTTACACGGGAACCACTTTTCGTGAATCGCCAGCCGTGAAGGCCGATCCGACGGCGCACAAGGAATTTTTGCGGCTAAAGAAGCTGTACAAGCATATCCAATACGTCGATGGTCTGGACGAACAAATCATTAATCGGTACTGCTTGATGGTGTCCCAGGAAGAACAACTGAGGAAGGCGCTCCAAGACCTGAATAACGGTCTGGCGGAATGTGAATCCATCGAGGAGCGCATTCAGATATACAACACTATTGCGTCAATATCGACGAAAATCGAGAAAGTCCGGGACATGCTCATCAAGCTGGAAGACCGTCTCTTTCTCAACCCTACGGCCAGAATTAAGGCGATTCCGAAGAAGCCTCCGGAGGAAAAGAAGGAGTCCCCGATGGCGCAATTCTTGAAGCGTAGGCCGGGTGGTTGAGATGCCTCATGACAAGCAACGCGCGCTCGATGTTATCGAATTCGTCCAAATGCTTCATGCCGTGGACGATTTTTATGGGCAACCGCTCAAATTACTAGACTGGCAGTATCAAGTCCTTTGGGATGTCTATGGCACCGTAAATGAGGCCGGATATAGACAATATCGATTTGCTTACCTTGAAATCCCGAAGAAAAATGGCAAGACAACGCTTATAGCGGCATTGGCGCTTTATCATCTTGTTTGCGATCCACCTGGTGGTCAGATTTATTGTTGCGCAGCGGATCGTGGACAAGCTGAGCTTGTATATAAAGCCGCTCTCGGGATGATCGAGCAGGAGCCGGAATTTGATGGCGTCCTAAAGGTTTTGGACAGCAGGAAGGAAATCCGGAATCTCCAAACAGGAACCGTCCTTAAAGTCCTGTCCGCTGAAGCGTACACGAAGCACGGTCTTAACCCGACCGTGGTGATTTTCGACGAACTTCACGCCCAGCCAAACCGTGAGTTGTGGGATACTATGACGTTCGGCTCCGGGTCAGCCCGGAAAGAGCCGTTATACTGGACGATTACCACGGCCGGCGATGATCCGGACCGGAAGTCCATCGGATGGGAAATCCACGAGTACGCGCGAAAAGTGCGGGACGGGGAAATAAATGATCCGCACTGGTACGTAAAGATATATGGCATCCCGGAAGATGCCGAGGACATCGATATTTTCGATGAAAAGCTGTGGTATGAAGTCAATCCGTCATTAGGGCATACAATCAGCATAGAATCTCTTCGACAGGAGGCGCTTCTGGCCCGCAATAGCGAGTCAGCAGAGCGCCTTTTTAGATGGCTCCGGCTTAATCAGTGGATCAGCACAAAGCGTGTTGGTTGGCAGCCGCTCACTCTGTGGGACAAGACAACAGGAGACTGGGGGCGTTCGGAACTTGTAGGCAAGAAGTGCTACCCTGGCATCGACTTATCGAGTACAACCGACTTGACGGGTGTTTGCTACTTATTCCCGCCGCAGGAGGGTATCCCGGAATGGCGTGCAATCTTTGAAGCCTGGATACCAGAGGACAACATGAAAGAGCGCGTTCGCAAAGACGGCGTGCCATATGATCGCTGGGTCAACCAAAAGTATTTACACGCCACTCCTGGTGACGTGGTTGATTATGACTTTGTTGAGGCGCAACTACTATCGGCGTTTAAGACCTATGAGATCCCAGCAGCTGGTGCTGACCCGTGGAATAGCCGGATGCTCACGCAACGCCTCATGCGCGCGGGCATGGATGTGGTGGAGATCCCGCAAAATATGAAGCATCTTTCGCCGGCAATGAAGATGATCGAGACGCTGATGAAACGCGGGTTAATGACGCACGAACCTCACCCTGTGGCTCGCTGGTGCTGGGGGAATGTCGTCGTTGCGGTGGACGGAAACGAAAATATCAAACCGATGAAAAACAAGTCAAAAGAACGCATTGACTTGACGGTTGCGATGATCAACGCGATGGCCACAGCGATGCTGTTTGAGGAAATCGATCTGGATGTATCTGAATTCGCGGACGAGCAATTTCTTGACAAACTGTGGGGCTAATGAAAGGCGGTGAGAAATTGGGAATCAAAGATATGGCCCGGCGCTGGCTTGGTATCGAGGAAAAGCGCGAAACGCTGGAACTTAACAAGGACGATCGCAGACTGGCCGAAAT